CAAAAAGCAGGAGCCCGTAGCCGGATGGCATACTTATCCTCACAAGATTAGTGTACCACCCGGCTGTCGAAATGTCAAACGGG